ACCAACGAGCTATCTCCTCGACCTGAAAGCGTCTTGTCTCGATAAATTGACTGTCTTCTGGCGGCAGCGATGTTTCGTGCCACTTCATGCCCTCTTCGAGGATGGCGACCCTGTGCGCGTTGGCTGGACCCTGGTGCGCGTCATTCCAATCGACTTTCAGCCGGTCATGACCGGCAGTGGAAAGCTTGCCAGGATGTTCTAGCACGCCGCCCGGTCTAGCCCCATTGCCGAAAAACCGCGCGCCGTACTCCTCAGTGGCGAGCCCTAGACCGATGGCCTCGCGCGCGTAGTTCACAACCGACAAGCCCGTGACGCCATTCCAGCTAAGCCCGTGGACGTGGAAAATCTCCTCGAACGAGAATATCTTGGTCTCCCCGCTGATCGTGCGGTACTGGTATGCCAGTTGCCCGCCCTGTCGTATCGGGGTCACCCTCGATGGCTCCAATGGCCAGAGCGCCTTGACGCCGTAATCGTCAACCTCGATCTGGCTATAGTGATTACCCCAGGTCAGAACGTGCGTCGCCAGGACCTCCCAAAAGTCGAACGCCGTCATCTCCGGGTTAGTCTGGTCGTGCAAGACGCTATAGAGCCGGTGGTAAGTGGCTCGGCGTTTTCCACCATCCTCTGATCGCCGGTAGACGATGCAGGGCAGGCTGGCAATCGTCTCAGCTATCACGCGCACACACGCCCAAACTGTGGCGTTCTGAAGCGCTGCCTCAACGCCCACATCACGTCCTGACGCACTGCTACTCTGCCCGATGTAGGCGCGATCCATCAGCGCATCTAACTCCGATAGCGTCATGGATCGCTTGCCAAACTTGGGCAGCCAGCCAAGCCAATTCATAAGCTCTCCGAAGAACAACAAAAAAGCGCGGGGCCGAGATTTCTCTCGACTCCGCGCTACTTACGCTAACGGGTCCTCTGAAACGATTAGTCAGTATATACTGTTGTCAGTATAACATGACTATTCATAATGTCAACTCTGATTATCGGCCCTCGTCTCGTATCTTCCCAGAGTGCAGGACGGGGCCTCGAAAACCTCAGTAAGGCGCACCGACATGCTGCCGTTAGCGAAATCAACCACAACACTGCCTTTCCGCATCGGCTCAATGCGAGTACGCATGCTCCGAATCGTCTCTACGATACGATCGGTCCTGCTATCGGTCATTCGCACCTCCTCATATGCTCAGGATGCCGCGCTCGTCGTATACCGACCTGGTATTCAGGTTCACCCCCGCCGTTAATGCATCTCTCCTGGCCTCCCAGGACAAGCATCCAGCCATCGCGGCGTCAATTTTATGCGGGCTGTCAGGCCGTTCTTTATACATCGTCCAGAGCCTCTGCCCCGTCTCATCGGCAAGCGTGAGCACGCGCCGGCAGGCGTTGCCAATATGGCTGGCAAACCGGCGATCTCCACTATGCGAAACCTCGCCAGCCATGATCGCGTTCGCGTAGGAGCGAATCGCGTAGGCCATCGGCGTCGTGCGATTCGTGCGCCAGTTCATAACGCGCTCTTCGCCGAACTCGCCTGCCCACTCGGCGACCTGCGTTTCCCAATATGGCGGGTCAGCATACAGACGCCAGACTTCATAGCGCGCGAACGCATCCGCTATCGCAGCCTCAACCTCATGCTGTGGCACTTCCCATTGCTCGGCGTCGTGCGGTCGCTCCCATAATCCTACCAACCACTGATAGCCGGTCTCAATCTCGGTGCCAACTATGGCAGTCGAGTCGTGATAACGGGCGCCGTCGAAGCCGAGCGTGATGAACGCGCCATCTGGCACCACGTAGTCGGCCCGCGTTAGTTCTTTCCACTTGCCGGCGTCAAACGCCCGGTCAGCAGACCGCACCAGTCTGTTGAGCCACACGCGCTCCAGGTATGCGCGGTCTGCCGTCGGATCGTCCCACTGCTCGACTATACCGTCTATGTCGCTCCACTCGGCGACGGGCCCAGACGCCTCCAGGACGGCGGCGCGGAGGGCGGCCTTGTCTACGTTGCCAGATTCGTCGTAGAGCGCATGTTTGTCACTGGCCTGGCGATGAAAGAAGAAGATCCGGCTATCAGCAACCTGACCAACAGCGACTTTCTTGGCATAGTCCATTGTAGCCTCGGCTACGCTGTTCTCTCCCGGGGCCGGCGCCGTTGTGATCTCCAACATCCAACCGTCGGCAACTTTGCGCTTGGGCAGGTTGGCAAGCATAACCCTGTGGGCCTCTCGGAGACGAGGCAGGGTAAACCTGTGACTCTCGTCCAACACGGAAAACGTAGTTCGCGCACCGTCCCGGGCATCTGGCGCCGTCGCCAATGGGACCGCCTTACCATCGCCACCACGCCTCATAACACGCGCTAGCCCTATGTCGAAGTCCTTGGCGATGGGACTCAACTCCAGAATCACACGGAGGGCACCATAGGCCAGCTCCTCTGACTGTTCCTCAGTATATGCCACAAGAGGAATATACGGATCAGTCACACCACCACCCATCGGATTGCCATGCCCGTCCCAATCAACACAGCGCACCGGGGCATCAGGGTGCAACTCGGCGCAAGCTATCCACGCTGAAAACTCGCTTTTGGCACTGCCTTTCCTCAACGATATACCCACGCGTCTGAACCTGCGCCGCCCAGCCTGCAGGTGCCCTTGAGGGTAAACTTCATACATCCGCCACAGCAGCGCACGTTTCTCAGAGTCCAGTTTCGCCCGCTCCCCCCGTAGGTCGCCAGGACCGTGCACCAGGTTATCCTCTATCCACTGGCAAACAGCACCGCCCAAGCTGGGCCAGGGCTCAGCGTCGAGTGGCGGTACGACGAATGTGCTCATTGCACCACCTGGAGATATTGACGAGGATCGTCAAGCCCGCTCGGCATTGGCGTCGTAGGCGCATACCGGTGTTTCTTCGCTTCCTCATCCTTCTCGATAACCCAAGAAAGTCGGCGGCGGTCCATCGGCGTCAGACCATACAGCGCCTGCTCTCGCAGTATCTGCGATTCCATAGTAATACTGGGCTTCTTCCAAAACCTGTCGACCAACATCACCACTCTACACAATCCCTCGACATCTGCTTCCAGATATTCTGCTGCCATTGGAGAACGGAACACCGATCTCCACCACCTGACAGCCAGCGCATGCCACTCCTGGCCATCTGCGCGCTTCGGCAGGCTGGGCGCCCGCTTACGTTTCGGCACCATCGAGAGCGTTGCCGCGCCCGGCACCTTGTTGCGCCTCTGCCTCATCGCCGGGTCTTTCGGGTATGCGCCCATCAAAGCTTCCATTCCTCGGCAATCTCATGCCGATCTTCCTGGTAGCGGCGCTTTAGCGTCAGTATCTTCAGCACGCGGTCCATGGCCTCCATGTCGCCCGCCTTGGCCAGCGGGTACACCTGCGCCAACATCATGTTGAGCATGGTTAACTCCTGGCCCTCGAGAGGATCAACATCAGGTATGCTAGTCATCCACTAGCCTCGGCTCTAGGCCCATCCTCGAAAGGCGCTCCAGGGCGACGGCTACATACTTCGGCTCGATCTCCATGCCATAGCAGGTACGCCCTAACTGCTCGGCAGCGATCATCGTGGTGCCTGAACCAAGAAACGGATCACAGACAATCTGCCCTGCTAGACTGCTGTTCTCAATGGCCCTGGCCACCAACTCGACAGGCTTCATTGTCGGATGTTCGGGCGACTTCATCGGCCGGTCAATCTCCCATACCGTATCCTGCTTGCGCCCGCCATAATAACGATGCCCCGCATTAGGCAGCCAGCCATAGAAGATCGGCTCAGCTCGCCAATGGTAGTCCACCCCCATCGGGCTGAAGGTCGCATTGTTCTTCACCCACTGGATAGTCTGCCGCCAGATTCCGCGGTCCTTGAGCACCTGCCCGAACAGCACATGTAGCGGCCCCGCCGGGGCCGCTACATACCACGCAGCCCCGGCGAGGCAATGTACGATGGCGCAGTCAAAGGCGCTGCACAGCATCTTCACCAGGCCGGGTTCGTCAAGTGTATCGTTCGTGAGGTTCTCCTCAACTCGATTGCTCGGAGCAATCGAGTTGAGGAACTTGTTCTTATCTCCCACGGCGACGCCATAGGGAGGATCTGTCCAGACCATCTCGGCCCTCTCTCCCCCCATCAGCCTCGCCACGTCCTCTTGACTCATACTATCCCCACACATGAGCCGGTGTTTGCCAGCGCTCCATACGTCGCCACGCTTGCAGCCCCATTTCACCAAGAGTTCGACCGCCTTGTCCACCTGCGCGCCGGGGTCTTCCTTGACCTCCTTGCCATAGTCCAGCCCACTCTTCTTGGCAAGGTCGGCCAGCATCTCCTGCACCGCCGCATCACCCGTCGCCACCTCTCTGAACAAGGCATCGAGTTGTCCCTTGTCGGCGACGGCCATCGCGCTGAGAGGGTCGAAGGTGGCGAGCACCAACGACTCTTCGGCCGGCGTCAGGTCAACGTAGTCAACTGGTATGCTCGACTCGTTTCGGCTGATGGCCAAACTGACACGCAGATGCCCATCGACAACATGCCCGCTCTGCTGGTTGACGATCACGCTCTGCACCCAGCCAACCTCGGAGAGCACGCCAGACAGTGCATCCTGCTGGGTTTTGGGGTGGATTCTCCAATTGCCAGGATTGGCCAGCAGTTGGTCTGGTTTCTCCTCACCGTGGCCGATTATGCGGTTTCTCCAAGTTGTTTCAGCCTTAGTTGTCATTTTCTCACCCGGATTCCGTACAATTGAAAAACAAGG